TAAACAGCACATAGTCTGCTTTTGTTTCTAATGCAGTCTTAACCAAATTATTGCGCTGGTCAAATATAAGCGTTCCAGCAGCCGTAAAGATGTCTAGATCGTGTTTAGAAGTCTTGATGGTGTAACCGACCAAGGCAGCTAAATCAAACGCTGTAGCCACCTCCATTTGACCTCTAGCTGGAATACAGATAGCAATTCTGCTCATACTGTACCCCCACGAGTACGAAACACCCTGTTATCAGGATCATTTAGCCATTTCTTCATAGCTTTTTGATCCATGATGTAATAACCACGCATAATCCCTTTTTGATTGAGTTCATTGATGATCTCAGTCGGCAAGGATGCAATCTTATTCTTACGATCAATGGGATTATCACCCCATCCAGTAGTTCCGCTATTGTCGTTGAACTGAGCTTTTGTATGCTCTATGAAATCCGTTAGATCGGTAGAGTGCTTAATAATTAAGCCACCATTACCATCGTCATAAGCCGTTCTAACAACGCCATTTTGAACTTCTAATATTTTTTTCAAATCTTAATCCACCTATCAGGTATCAAATCCGTTGTATCAAGGCCGTTGGTAAACCAATCTCTAGGAGATACTACTGTATCTCCATCGGCTAACCATGCACCCCACCAGGCAAAACTACTATTAGCTATTATATGATTTTTAAATGATGCCAGTAAAGCTAAATCTACAATTGCTGGATTGCCTTTTACAACTACATCTGCCCATTCTAGGTTTTGTTCGCACCACTCAGGATCATCAGAAAATACTACAAAAGTAGCATCTGGGAATACCTCTCTAGCATCCCCATAATATTCTTCGTCTAAGATGTGGAACACATCGCCAAGCGCTAAATAATCTCCACGCCTAACGGATACTGCGACCATATCTGAATCTATGTCATGCTTTGGCAGCTTGAACTCTTGTCTAATCTTGTCAGCAATATGCTCAAAGTACTTCTCTGATTGCCAGTAACCTACCATAGTCCCAGATTGGGATATTTCTTGAAATTTAAAGCCCTTTTCTAATATTGGCGTATCTATTTGCTGCGCTATTTCTGCCGATATTGGGAAAGAACCTAATTCGTATTGCCTGTGTTTATGCTGATTGTAGAAGCTGTTGTCTATAAACAACGGCTCTTTTAATCGTTCTGCTACCCCAAGTCCAGCAGCATACTGGAACATCTGATTGCCTAAACCGCCTTGAAGGTATGTAATCATAGAAAAAGGGGTGAGTTATCCCACCCCTGATTCTACTTAAAACTACTACTTATGACAAGTCAAATGCACCGCCATGAGCAGCTTCGTTACGAACTTCGAGTGTTAATTCAGCCAAGATTTGTGTCTTGTCTGCATCACCAACTTTTGCCAATTCGATTGTTTGGAATGGGCGCAAGTATGCCAAAGCTGCATACTCTGGATCGAGTACGAGGGCATCACGAGTACGCATGAAGCGATTTGGAACGATCTGCAATACACCGAAATCAGATTGATACAAATCAGCACCAGCTAGGATAGTAGCTTGTCCGTTTGTAGGAACTTGATAACGCTGTGCTGCAAGACCAGTAAAGCCACTAACAACTTGCTTTTGCGCTGGGCTAACAAACAAAGTTGTAGGTGTGCCACCAGAACTAAACACTTTAGCGATAACATCTTTGAGGATGGTTTCTGTGAAAGTGCGAGTTGTTCCATCAGTACGAGTAGAAACACCGATAGTTACTGGGTCTACACCAGCAGTTGTACCAGAGCCTTCGTTGCTGTTGGTCTTGATGTAAGACAGGAGTGAACCCATTTTACGAGCAGTAGAACCGCTTGAACCAGCAGATTGACCTTGGTTAGCTGTGATGATAGCTTCGATATCACGCTTGATTTCAGCAGATGCTTTAGCCAATTGATAAGCCATTTCAGACTTACGACCAGCTTTGTCTACTGCTTCCAAAGTGCCAGAAACCATAACTGTCTTACCAACGATCTGTGTGTAGTTGCCTAAACGAGTTGTTGGAGAGAGAGTAGCCTCAGATGCAGAAGCACCTTCAACTAATGCGTTAGAAGTGGTTGCAGCAGCGAGGCTGTCTGTTTGCCACTCATGGTAAACACCAGTAGCCTTAGTCTTGCCAATAGATGACATGATTGGGGTATCGGTAGGGGAGATGTCATAAATAACATCGGATAAATCTTCACGAGCGCCAACTGCGCTGTAACGATCATAAGCTGCCATGATTTAATTCCTTAAAATTATAAAAATCGTTCAAATAACTTAGCTGCATCACGCTTGTTGCCTGTTTTGCGTAACTGAGCAAAGTCTTTCTTTTTTGCTTCTTGTTCAGAACTCTGCGGATTAGAAGTTCCAGGTTTGAGAGTCTTTGGCGCTGATGCTACTTTTTTAGTAACTCCAGCCTTACCAGCTACCAGCTTCTCATACTGCATAGCCTTATAGAGCGTTTGTACAGCACGACTGTCATAAACCTGAGAAAGCTCTTGGTCAGAGAATCCAATAGATTTTGCATAATTGCGAATATCTCTACGGATTACTTCTGCCTTGGCATCATCCTTGAAATCAGGGATAGCGCTCTTTAGCTTTTCTTGCTCGGCTTGGATATGCTGTTGTAAGCGCTGTCCTTGTAAGGACTGCTGTTCTTGCTGAACACGCTGGCGTTCTGCTTGAACTGCTTGTAACTGCTTCTCCCTTTCACTACGCTCTGCTACCTTAATTGCATAAGCAATTGGATCTGATTCCTTCAATTCCTGTAGGTTTTCAGTATCATGAGTGCTTAACAATTGCTCGATAACTTGGAGTCGTTGTGCATAAGTATCTCTAGTCTTTGCTGCTTCATCAATCTTTACTCGCTCTGCTTCTACAGCTTTGCGTTGTTCCGCTAAAGATTGAGTCTTTTTCTGATAGTCAGCAGTCCTACTGTAACCATTCAAAAGTTCGTCTAGACTTACTTCCAGTTCCTCGCCATTTGCTTTGACTCGGTACTTGGGAGCTTCTTCTTCAACTTCTTCTTGGTATTCAGCTTCTTCCGCACTTACATCTGATTCCTCGGCCTCTGGCTCATCGTAACCACTTTCGTAGTCGCTTGAGTCATCTGCACGAACCTCTGGGTCAGCTTTCGCTTCCTTGGTTTGTGGGTCAAGAATAGACATAAATGCGTTAGCTGCACCGCCTATCGTGTTATCTACACTCCCTTGTGGGTTGGTGTTTTCGCTCATGTTTTACCTTTTATGGGTAGTTAAAAAACCTTAAATCGCTTCTTCTCAATGTCTGCTTGTTGCAAGATTGATCTCAAAGATGCTTCAAAATCTTCAATAGCTCTTAGTTTTACTAAGGCTCTTTCTCTGCCTTCTACATCATGTTCTGGCGAGTTAAATACATAAGACTTGTACAAGTCCTTCTGAGCCTCTAATAGCTCTACAAAGAACTCATCGTTTAAATAATTTCTTGCTCGTTCTGCTCTATTCATTAAACAACGCCTTTAGCTACCATTTCGGCTGCCCTTAGTTGAGTGTCAGCTTGTAACTCAGCAGATTTTAATTCAATCTGAGCAGCAGCTTTATCACGAGCCAATTGTATCTCCGCAGCAGCTTTTTCTCTAGCTAACTGGATCTCTAAAGCGTTTCTTTCTCTTTCGAGCTGTAGATCAGATTGAGCTTTAAACTTATCTGCTTCAATCTTCGCTGAAATCTTAGCTTGCTCACCTTGAATCTGAGCTTGAGTCTGAGCCATGTAAGCCTGCACTGCTGGATCTACTGGAGCTTGCTGTGGTGGTGGGGGCTGAGAAATAGCAGCATCCAACTCAGGACTAATTTCCTTAAAGAACTCGTTAGAGTCTTTGTAACCAGCAGCTTCAATAAAGCGACCAAGAGTATTGCGATATTGACCAACAGTAACCAATGGGTTTGCAAATCCTTGTGTACCAAGGATCTGCTCTTGCTTTTGTAGAACCATAGCAGCCATAGCCATTTGTTGATCTTTGTTACCAGTACCTAGTCCAACATTGATAGAAACATCGTAGTTGGTTTTCCAGTTACGAGGATCTACATTTACATACTTACCACGCAAACGCAGTACACGCTCTTTATCTTGGTATTTGCATAACAAGTGGAAGATGCCAGCGAACAAGTCTTTAACGCCTGTATCAGCAAAGATGCGAGCAATCATCTCTAAACGACCAGAGCCAGCCTGTTGCATTGCTGCAATAGCTGTAGCAGTCGTGTTTTGTAGAATGTTTGCATCTAAGCCTTGGCTTGTCTGTGTAACGCCAGAACGCTTCTGCAACACTTGATCCATGTAATCGAGCATTGGGAACGACTGAGCAGCAGTAGGAGGAACAGTCAAAGCCTGTACTGCGCCTTGGGACTTCATACGAACTACTCCGTTAGGAGCAACAGTTAGCAGATCATCCATGTTTACTTGACCATCAATAGCCGTCATACGAGGCATATTAGTTAGGTACAAGTTATCCAAGATCTGACGAGTAATTGTAGACTTGATTAACTGGATGTCCATTGCACGATCAGCCAAAGACTGACCAAAGAACTTGTGTGGCATTGGGATTGGGCAAATAGAAGCAAATGGAATATGATCCACTTCTTCTTGATCTAGAATCTCGCTCATGCCAGCATAGGTTACTTTTAGCAACTCAGCCATGCCATCACCATCTACATCGGTACGGATATAGCACTCATAAACTTCAATTTCTTGCATTGAGAAATCTAATGATTGAGTTTCATCAGGCATCTCGCCACGATCATATCGAGCAATACGCTCTGGAGTGTATGTCAGATCGCTATAAGATGGCAAATTGTCTACGACATCCTTCTTGTATCCAGCAGCAATCAAGTCTGATCTAGACATCATTACACGATGAGCGCAGAATCTTGCATCTTTAATGCTCTTATCACGCTTGGAGATCAAGAACTCCTCTGGTGGAACGCACTCAATCTTGACACGCCCAGCTTCTTTTTTCTTCTTGATGGTTACATCGTAAGCCAACAATGGCATACCCATTGGGTCTATACCAACTTGTGTAATGTCTTGGCTGATAACTTCCATCTGACCATCTGCAAGCAAAAGTGTTAATTCTTCTGCATTGAGATTCTTATACTTTTCCTTGATAGGATCTTCGCTATCTTCCCACCAGTACTTAACAATGCCGTTCTTTTGTAGAAGTGCATCTTTAAACCAGTTGTGCATCAATATAACGCCATCGTTATCATGGAAAAACACTAGATTGCAATAGTCAGTAGCTTGTTTAGCGCCTTCTTCATCGCCTTGTCCTTTAGGCTCAAAGCGAACTAACTCGTCTGATTGAGTAAAGATACGGAGTAATTGTGGCAATGCGCCATCAACTACTTCAGCTACTTCACCAGTAACAATAGATGAACGGCCTTCTACTTCATTGCCGTATGGCTCACGATTGTAGTAAGTCAGCGCTTTTCTACGAGCTTCGGTTGTTTCGGTATCTACAAAGCCGATAGAGTTCTCTATCTCGCTATCTAATATACCTTTTAACTTATTGTCATCCATTTATACGATCCATGAAGTTTTAACATCTAATGCCTTATCCCAGGTATAAGGCTTCTCGTCTAACCCTACAGCCACATAACGCCAAGCATCGGCAGCATGGCTGTTTTGGTCATGA